GTTAATACTAAATGATGTGAGATTAGCATACTATGTAAAGAAGTTGCGGTTAAATTACCCCAATTTTGTTCAAAGTGTACATTCAAAATTCAACCCTGATAAAGGGGTTGTAGACCTCGATTTAAATGTTAAAGACCCTATATTCGGGATATCAATAAATGATATTCAAATAATGTTGGCAATTATTAACATTAAGCAGGCTGAACCAAAACACGACGGTGAAATAAATGCAACCGTTCAAACCGAATTCTTACTTAAAGAAGTATTAATGAATATGGATTTGGATGCATCAAATTTCAGAGAGTCGGTTGGGTCAGGACTAAAGTTTTCTCTAGAAAACAATTGGGATAGAATTTTCAGAAGGAAACCATTTAATTCTTACGAACAATGTCAAAATGCTCATTACAAACCTAGCTCTTTAAGCAAGTGGTTTGATTCTAGCACTTACAACCCGGACGTAATGTTATTTGGAAATTTAATAGCTTTTGATGAAGGATTTGGAGAAGAAAACCCTAGAGGAGGAGGTAGGGTACCAACATTTGATTCATACTTATCTAGAAATACTGCTTCTTCAGTAGTAGTACCAGAAAAATATATGAATCCTGAGCACAGGAAAGCAAAAAATACAAAAGCTAGCAAAGAGCACAGGCAAAAGTTCAATTTAGTTGGATTTATATCAGAGAAAGTGTCAGAGGCATCAATAGATGTCGCTCAACTAATATCAGATATAAAGAAAATTGAAATGTACCAAGTAACTCTCAGCGATGCTTCTGCTTTCTTGAAAGAAAAGTATGGTATAACAATAAGTGTGGTAAAGAGCCAACGTGAAGTAAAGAAAAGAATTTTCTTTGTACAGCTAGAGGGCAATCGTATCAAACACATAATGTTAGACGAATCTTTTACAGAGTTTCTCAAAAGAAGTTCCTACGATTTAATAACTAAACCCGGGGAAAAGAAAATGGAAGTTCTGGAAAAGAAGTACACAACTATCTTCAGGAAAGGGGGAACAACAGTAAAGACATTTGATGCCACAAGATTCGGAGATGCTATGAATATAGAAGCTCTAAAAATCGAGGTTTATTATTGTCATTTATTAGGTTATTTCGACAAACTTGAAGCTAATTGGATGATTGGTAGATTAGAATATCTTAAAAAGAGATTTGGATTATTGCCTAAATCATTTTTAGATCGGATGAACAAGATCTTTACCCATGATAGAGATAGATTCAACAAAGACTACTATATTATGTTACAATATATGCAAACCAATCCTGAAGTCAAAACATTCTTCGATGAAGCATGTAAAGAGTACCCAGGATTAGAATCTGATAAATGTTACATAAAAAAAGTAGGGTTTGTATTAGGAGTATTCAACAGATTAGGGACAGTGATGTCAACTCTAATCGGAACAACTTATGTTTCAGTTATGAAATATTTGTTTCCCAATTTAGCTGTTGACTGGGCCACCATGTCTGATGATGCAATTTGCTTCTTAGGTATTTATTCAAAGTTTGTTTTTGGTACCAGATTAAAGTTAAGTAAATTAACTGAACTGTACAGACTAACAGAAGATGATAAAAGACCGTGGGAAGTGAGTGTTAACAAAGACTCAATAGTTGATGAAAACGGAGAAGTGAAATTGACTTACTCTGAATTTTCAATACTAAGCTGGTCTGTTCTATACTTACTATACAAGTCGTTTGCTCAAAACATTTCAAATAAGAAATCAGGGCAAGGTAGTATAGGAGAAATTTTACAAGTTTATTTAGGTTGGGGAAAAGCAATAATGTGCCAATACAAACAAGTTGTAAACATAGGATCTACTTTTAACTTCTATTCTCCTTATGAGGATTTGATGTCAGCAATGGGATCTGTTTACTCACTATATGTAAGCGGCGCGTCAGCTGAACTAATTTCTACAATGTTTTATTTAATTAGTTCATTAGTAAAATTAGTATATAAGATAGATATAGGGAAACCATTTGGTCTAGACTGCCCCTTTTGGGGGCCTCCAGAAATAACTATAAGTTACTGGGTCCTTCCTGAATCTATTTCAATCATCGGACTGTCTGGCAAAGAAAGATTGCTTGCTTTGTATGACATTTCTAAAAATAAACAAATTAAGATGTACGAAAACATGTTCGTTATAATTATATCAAATGGAGAATACGTGGCTACTAATAAAGTAGAAGGACCAGAAGGTGCCCCTAAAGCAGTAACTACAAATAGAGAACATTTATCTATCTTGATTGTGAATAAGCTAAAGACTAAAGAAATATTTTTCAATAGTTTAACGCATAATGCAACAAGATTGATAACTGAAATGAAAAACGACTTACCTATCTTCGAAGAATATTCAAT